AAAAACAAAGCTGGTGCTGGAGAGATTAAAAACTTAGGCGATCTTTGTTATGAAGTATTAGAGCCTGTTAGAGCAAAGTTTGAAAAACCAATCACAATCACATCTGGTTATCGTAGCCCAGAACTATCAGAGGCAATAGGCTCAAAAGCAACATCACAGCATTGTTTAGGACAGGCTTGTGATATGGAAGTCTTAGGAGTTTCTAATCTTGAAGTAGCTTTATGGATTCAAAACAATGTAGATTTTGACCAACTAATTTTAGAGTACTACACAGGAGAACAAAATAGTGGTTGGATTCATGTTTCATACAAAGATGGAAGTAATAGAAAACAGGTATTAACATTTGATGGAAAATCATATACAAATGGATTACCTGATGCAAAGTGGTCAGGTGGAAAAATAACTAACTAATAGGAGAATATTATGCCAATGGGAAAAGGAACTTATGGGTCTAAAAGAGGAAGACCAGCTAAAAAGAAATCTAAAATGATGAGTAAAAAGAAGAAGAAGAAGTAATGCCTTTAGTTAAAGGTTATTCAGCTAAATCTATTGCTAAGAATATTAAGCAAGAATTAAAAGCTGGTAAAAAAAGAAAACAAGCTGTTGCTATCGCATTATCAGTAGCAAGAGCAGTTAAGAAGAAAAGAAAAAAAAAGAAATGAAAAAGAAAAAGGTTAAAAAATGAGTTTATTTGATAATACATTTGCACCAATAGGATTATCTATTCAAAGAGGTAATGTTGGTAATTTTAGTGGAGTACATAAATTTGGTTTAAATACTGCTGTAGGAAGTGGAGATTTTGAAACAGTATGGGACGGAAACAACACTTACACTTATCCATCTTCATCTGGTACTGCTACTGCAACTTCTTCAGATACAGCCTCAGATAATACAGGAACAGTTAAAATATTTGGTTTAGATTCTAATTATGATCTAACAGAAGAAACTTTAACTATTGGTGGAAGTGCTGGAACAGTATCTTTTATCAGAGTGTTTAGAGCAATAATGGTTTCTGCAAATACTGGTAATACAAATGTAGGAACAATCACAATAACAGTATCATCTACAACAGTTGCTCAAATTCGTGCTGGTTATGGCCAAACCTTAATGTGTGTTTATACTATTCCAAGAAAATATAATGCTTACTTAATGCAGATAGATTTAGGTAGTTCTAAAGATTTAGAAAATGAAATTAGATTTATTTCTAAAGAAATAGATAATGGTAATGCTTGGAATACAAAAGCATTTATAACTACAAGAGGTGGATTTGTAGAAAAGAACTATTTAGTGCCTATTAAATTTTCAGAAAAAACAGATTTAGAATTAGTTGCTAAAGCTAGTGCAACATCATCAGTTAGTGCTGGATTTGAATTAATCCTAGAGAAAGTAGATCAAAGCTAATGAGTAAAAGACCTAAAACAACTGGCGAACATATCGTATCGTTGTATGGTCATGTTACAGGATTAAAAAAAGATATTTCAACAATTAAGAATAACCATCTTGCTCATATGCACGAGGACATAGAGAAGATAGATCAAAAGTTAGATAATAAGTTTGATAGCCTAAGTGATAAGATCATATATGGCATTGGTGCAGTAGCTGTTATATTTTTAGCACAGGTGCTTTACTTTTTATCTAAATAATATACAACACATACTTGTATGATTTATAAATCAGTTCTGATTATCAGCGATACACATATACCTTATCATGTACCTGAATTAATACCTTACTTACAACTTTTAAAGAAAAAATATTCATTTGATAAAGTAATTCATATTGGAGATGAATTAGATAAACACGCATTATCATTTCACGATAGTGACCCTGACTTACCTAGTGCTGGAGATGAATTAAAAATATCTTTACCTACTGTCCATAAATTAGAAAAATTATTTCCACAAATGGATTTGATGGACTCTAATCACGGAAGTTTAGTTTATAGAAAAGCATTAAAGCATGGAATACCAAAAGCATATTTAAGAAATTACAATGAATTTTTACAAGTAGGAAAAGGTTGGAAATGGCATGATGATTTAACAATAGATACACCACTTGGTAAAGTTTATTTTTGTCATGGTAAAACTGCTGATGTATTAAAATTAGCACAAAGTATGGGAATGAGTTGTGTTCAAGGACACTATCACAGTTCAATGGGTTGTAGATGGTATGGCAACAGTTTAGGCTTATATTATGGCTTACAAGTGGGTTGCATGATAGATAATAAATCCCTTGCCTTTAGATATAACAAAGTTCAAAAAGCTAGACCATTAATTGGTTGTTCTGTTATAAAAAATGGACTTCCTATTATCGAGCCTTTTATTAAAGATAAGTCGGGAAAATGGATAGGAAAGCTACTTTAAAGCCCCATACAGCCACACAGAGAGCCATTGATAAGCAAATAGGTGGCAATCACTATAAGGAGTATAAGATACAGCCTATCGAGTTTATAGTTAAAAATAATCTTGATTTTATACAGGGCAATATAATAAAATACGCACTCCGAAATAAAGCTGGAGAAGACCCTACCGAAAAATGGAATAAGATTATCCATTATTGCGAATTAGCAAAAGAATTATTGAAAAATAAAAAATAAGGAATATTAGGAGTCAATGAAATTCCTATATTTAATTTATTCTTTCCTTGTGCTATACTGGTCAGCACTAATTATTTTAACTGCTAATACTTATTTATGATCTGGCTTAAACTATTATCAAATCCACTAACAAAGATAATCGCTAATAAAACTATTGGTGCTATTCAGCATAAATTAGAAAAAGATAAAATCATAAAAGCTAAAGAAATAGAGGCTGTTAAAACTGTATCTGTAGAACAAATAAGACAACAAGAAAATTCTTTTAAAGATGAATGGTTAGTTGTCGTATTTAGTTTAGTTTTCTTATTTCATTTTGTACCACAATTTCAAGACACTATGCAAAGAGGTTGGGAAATACTTGAATATGCTAGTGATTACTTTTGGATAATAATTCTTACAATAGTTGGTGCAAGTTTTGGTGTAAATACTGTCAAGAAATTTACTTCTAAAAAATAGCATTTCATAAAATCTAAAAATCGCTAATATGATCTGATGGACATAGACGCAATTATTGTAGATGTAGAATTTGAAATAGCTTCAAGATGGAAAGATTATAACCATTTTGTTTGTTTTAGATTTATAGATACTGCACCTAACAAACCAAGACTCTTAAATGCTCTATATGAACTTGAACGACACGAAGATGTTGAAGTTGTAGATTATCAATACACAGAAACTCCAATCACAGAAAAAACTAATTTAAAAGATTTAGAGATTACTAGAAACTAGGGTGGTAGAGGGAGAGAAAACCACCCTAGCTATTTTGGGGTCAATTCAAAGTGATAGCCATGTTTAAAAACTATCTTTATTCTACCCAAAATTCTTTTTAACAAGCCACCAACTCTCGCTGATGGCTCTATCTATAAATACAGTACTATATTTATAGAATCCGTTAAACTTTACTATTCAAAGCTAAATCTCTTTTTAACTCTGATTGTTTTAAACTTACATACTTATCAATATTATTATAGTGGTATCTACATTTAATTAAGTTCATAGATGCCTCTGAATATTGTTCTATAATATCTTGATATTCTTTATCGCTACGAGCATGATATTCTGCCTCTGCGATTGTTTTTACTAACTTCTTGTGCTTTAAAACAAGTTTGCTAAATGTAGCCTTTTTACCTTCTTCTAAAATAATAACTTTCTTTTCAGCTTCAGCCCACTCATTAGAGGCATCAGATAATTTTTTAAATAACTGTTCTGATAATTGCATATAAGACTCCTAATAAAATAATTGATAAAATCCATTTATGATTTTTTCTATGTATTGGTTTTCCTAAAATAATCATGGGTATAATAACATCTCCTCTGCCTCTTTTTCTAACTGTTTTATCTGTTGTTTTAAACTATGATTTTCTTCTTCCAATCTAGTAATCTTTTTATTCAAAGATTTAATCTCCATATATAATGCTTGTATCTCCTCTAACTTAATAGCGAAATCTTTTTTTAAGTTATAGAAATCGCTAATAAGTTTTTCTTGAGAACTAGATAGTTCTGATATTGCTTTGTCTAATTTAGTCATTAGAAAGGTATCTCATCGTCCATATCAGATTGTTCTACAGGCTTTGCATTATCAGGTGCAAACTGTGTAGCATAAGGTGGCATGGCCTGAGAAATAGGTTTCAGGCCATCTACATTATCATTCTTAGGTTGATAAGGTTTAACCATCACTAAACAAAATATTTGTTCTAAATTGCTTTTAGCATATTGAGATGGATTACTATTTTCCTGAGTCTTAGTCATATACTTTAAAACATATCCAGCTTTAGTATATTTTTGAACTTCAGGTGTCATAAACCAATCATTTACTTGCGATAAGCTGTATTTTTTTTTAGTTAAACTGCAAGTGAATTTAACTTTACTAGCCTCTCCTGAATATTCATATTTTGGACTTTGTTTTCCTGTTGGAAATAATCTCATAGATAATCCACAGAATGGTAAGTCGTAGTTATTTTTTTGATACATTTGTTTTTCCTTTTTTTAGTTGATTGTATTTTCGTACTGACTCATTAAACAATAACTCGGATTTATGACAGCTTAGTAATCCAAGAAATGCTTTTAAGTGTTCCTTTTTATATAAGATATGTCTAGCCTCGAAATCTGCACCATCTTTAGGCAATCGAACTAAATACATCTTATTTATTTTTTTACCAGTTTGGTTTTCATAAAGATATTTGTAACCATGAACTTGATGTACATAATTTATGAATATACCTTTACTGGTTTTTATATCAATTAACCAAAGATTTTTTTGTGGGTCTTCAGCAACAATGTCTAAAGTTCCACATATTCCTCTTTCATGATATAAAATCTTTTCGGACTCTACTAATTTAAGTTTATGTTTTGTCCAAAACTTTTTAAATTCATTAAAACAATTTTTAATGACTTTATCCTCTGGTTCAGCAAACTTTTCTCCTTTAAGCCACATCTCACAAAATTTATGAACCATAGAGCCTATATTAAGAATGTTATCTCCTTGTTTCTTTGCATTGGTCTTAGCATTTAAAACAATAGATTCTATTTTATCTAATGGAATTTCTTGTTTTTGCATTTCTTGTTTTATAGCATTAACCATATTGCTTATCTTCCAATTTTCTAATTGTGGACTAGCAAGTTTTCCAAGAACTGTACTCATACCAACAACATATTCGTTGTTATGAATATACACATGCTTTTCTTCG